TTGATCACAGTTGAGCAAGCAATGGAAATGGAAGATTTAACACCTAACGGAAGTGAAGGAATAGCCTAATGGAAAATCAGGTAATTACTTTCTCGTCTGGACTAATTGCTAATGTTGAGGAAAGACTCATCTATGGCAAGATTGTTCCATCGGGAACCGGAGAAGTAGGAAACACATCGGCAGGACGAGTTGTATTTGAAAGCAACTCAATTCAACTTCCGGAAGATCCTAAGTCTGTAAAATTATTAAATCAGCATGACGCACGCCAACCTTTAGGTAAGGCAACTCAGTTCACAACGCAAGAAGATGGAATTTATGCCAGCTTCAAAATTAGTCGCAGCAATCGTGGTTCTGAGGCTTTAATCCTTGCAGAAGAAGGATTGCAATCAGGTTTGTCAGTGGGCGTAGAAGTAATTAAGTCAAAGCAGAAAGGCAATGTGATGTTTGTATCCGCTGCCAAGTTGCTTGAAGTAAGTTTGGTAACAGAGCCAGCATTTAAGTCTGCGCAAGTTATCGATGTCGCTGCTGAGGAAAATCCTGAAGCAGTAGAAGAAATCCAACCAACAGAAAGCGAGGCAGTCGTGGAAAATACTCCCGATGTCGCAGCACCAGAAGTTGAGGCAACGGCTGTCGAAGCTGCTCGCCCAACTGTTAGCATAACAAATGTGCGCGAGCGCATTGCACCACTTACAGCAGGACAATATCTTGATGCCAACATTCGCGCAGCACTTGGCGATACAGAGGCTCGCCGCAAGGTTATGGCAGCAGATGATTCGACCTCAACAAATACAGGTCTAACATTGGCACCACACCTAAACACTTTCCTTACAGATACATTCACAGGGCGTCCAGCATTTGAAGCGGTCACACGCGGATCGCTTGCAGGAATTACTGGTATGTCATTTACCATTCCTCGTTTATTTACTAATGTGGCATCACCAGATGTAGCTCCAACAGTTGCAGACACCAATGAAGGTAATGCTCCATCAGAAACAGGGATGACCTCTGCTTACGACACAATCAACATTGACAAGTTTGCCGGAATTAACGAAGTCAGTTTTGAGCTCATCGACAGATCACAACCTGCCTTCCTAGAATTGCTTATGGCAGAACTTCGCAAGGCATACGAAAAGGCAACAGATGTTGCTCTTATCGCTAAGTTCACAGCAGCAGGAACACAAGCTACTGCAACAGCTGCAACAGCAGCAGGACTGCAATCATTTATTTCAGTTGAAGCAGCAGCAGCTTACAAGGGAACTGGTGGAGCATTTGCTAACAAGCTAGTAGCTTCTACAGATCAGTGGGCAGCAATCAACGGCTATGTGGATGACTCAAAGCGTCCTCTATACGCAGCACAAGGTCAGACCATGAACGCATCAGGTGCAACAGTACCAACATCAGTTGTTGGTAATGTTCTTGGCACTTCACTTATTGTCGATCACAACATCACAGTAAGCGGAATTGTTGATGAGTCTGCTTTCCTAGTTGCTCCATCATCTGTTTACACATGGGAATCACCACAGACTGAACTTCGCGTCAATCTGCTTTCATCAGGTCAAATCCAAATTATGCTTTATGGTTATTTGGCACTGTATTGCGGCAATGGCAAGGGCGTACGCCGCTACAACCTAACTTAATCAGTTAGAAACTAAGTCGCTCTGGGGGTCAGTAGCCCTCTGACCTCCAGAGTCTTTAGAAAGGAATAGCATGTCCGTTACAACAATCGCAGAACTCCGTAGCACTCTCGGAGTCGGTTCTTTGTATGCAGATGCTACCCTTCAAGAAGTCTGTGATGCCTCGGATTCCGTCCTGCTTCCTATGCTATGGAATAATTATCAATTTAATTCTTCTCAAAGCAATACAACTACAGAAGGCACACTATTCTTTGACACTGTTATTAACAATGTCTTTTATGTAGGTCAGACAGTAGCAATTACCGGTAATGCAAGTCCTCACAATGGATCTAAGACAATTACTGGTGTGGGCGAATACTCAATTACTTATGCAGTCACAGGATCACCGACTGCTTCAGTAGAACATGCAGTAGTACCTTTAGGTCAAGTAGCAGGCACTACCAATGTGACTTGGACTGATGACATGGCAATACAAAACGCATCTTTGATGATAGCTGTTGAGATCTGGCAAGCAAGAACCGCGACACTCTCAGGTTCTAATGCAATAGATTTCCAGCCCTCACCTTATCGAATGAGCGCACAGCTACTCGCTAAGGTAAGAGGATTGATCGCACACGCGCTAGATCCGCGCTCGATGGTGGGATAATGCCAACACCTGCAATAACTACACTTCGCACTACCTTAGCAACTGCTCTGATAGATAACACTCGTTGGTCGACATTTGCATTTCCGCCACCAGTTGTGCTCGCAAATTCTGTAATTGTTAGTCCGGACAGCCCATACATTACACCTAACAACAATTCGCAGATTACAATTAGTCCTTTAGCATCCTTCAAAATTATTGTTGTTGCTCCATTATTTGATAATGAAGGCAACCTTAACGGTATAGAAGATTTTGTAGTTCGAGTGTTTAATCTCCTCGCTGCATCTTCTTTAACCTATAATGTAAGCGCAGTCAGCGCACCTAGCGTTCTCGATGCGGCATCAGGTCAACTTTTGTCGTGCGAGATTTCCGTATCAATCCTAACAAGTTGGAGTTAATATGTCCGATAACGACAAAGCAAACGCAGAATGGCTCGTGCGAATCGGTCAAACTGCAACAGCACCAAAACCAGTCACTAAGAAAGATGAGGAATAAAAATGGCACAAGGCTTAACAAATAAGGTCGGTTTCAAAGTAGGTACAACAGACCCTGCCTCAATCGATCTTAGCGCGTTCGTTACAAATTTTACATTGACAAGATCAGTTGATAGCTTGGAAACAACTGCGATGGGCGATACAGGTCATCGTTATGTTGCTGGATTGCAAAACAATTCGATTACGGTTGACCTAATCAATGATGACGCTGCTTCAGCAGTTCTACAAACAATGAACACTCTATTTGCTACTAACGCTTACTTTAAGTGTGCGCTTAATTCAGCAGTAGCAGGATCAGCTGCAAATCCATTTTACAGCGGTCTAATTTTGGTTGACTCAATTACTCCAATTAACGGAGCAGTTTCTGATTTAGGTATGCAGAGCCTGACTTTCCAAGTATCCGGAGCAATCACAGTAGCTACATCAGGTTCATTCTAAACAACTAACAAAGGGGCAAAACATGGCACAGTTAAAGATCACCTTTACAGATGGAAAGCAGGTTATGGGAGAAGTATCTCCTATGATTGAATATCTATTTGAGCAACATTACAAGATTGGGTTTCACAAAGCCTTTCGCGAAATGGAGCAACAGACGATGGTCTACTACCTTGCCCATGAAATTACTAAAAGAAGTGGTGAAGCTGTAGATGCAAGGTTAGAAACTTTTATCGGTACGCTAAAGAGCGTAGAGGTATTAGATTCAGACCCTTTAGCTTAAAGCGCGATCTCCCATTCACCTACCTTATTGCTCGCCTGAGTATTAGGTTAGGGATCGCGCCACAGCAGTTATTAGATTTAGACCCAATAATGCTAGAAGCCTTGTTGCAGGGTTTAAGAGACGAGACAAAGGAGATCAACGATGCCAGTAGAAGCAAAGGGCGTCATTGAACTTCGTAGAGCATTAAATAAATTTGCTCCGGATCTCGCAAAAGAATTGACTAAAGAAATCACTGCCTCTCTTAAAGTGATTCAAAAGTCTGCCAGAGGCTTTGTGCCTAATTCAGCTCCAGGTGGTCTGTACAACTGGAATGAAAATTCTAGGGGTCGCAAGATCACTGCTCAAACTTCTATGTTTAGAACTTTTAATACAGAAGGTCGCTTGCGCATGTTTCCACTCTATGACGCAGCTACTATTAAAAAGGGTATTGTCTATCGCACAGGATATGGCAAGCCTAACTCTAAAGGTTTTAGATCTTTATTCCGCATTAAAAGCATGTCTGCTGCCGGTGTTATTTATGAGAAGGCTGGGCGTCTTAACGATCACAGCAAAAGCCGGAGCAATAATCCTAATGCCGGTGAGTTCTTTAATAGTCGAATGGGTGTGCTTTATGGTCGCAAGCGTGATGGTCAAGATATGCGCGGTCGCGTACTGTATCGTGCATGGGATGAGGACGAGGGAAAACAGACAGCAGCGATTTTCAAGGCAATCGATACAGCTACAGACAAGCTCAATAAGCGTTCAACAGTTAGCAGTGTAAGGGAGTCAGCATGAGCAACATTGTCATTGATATTGCCGCACAGTTCACTGGCAAAAAGTCCTTTACCGAGGCAGACAGAGCCGCACAGAAGTTAAATAGAACTGTCAAGAATCTTGCTTCTGCTTTTGGTGTTACTTTCAGTGCTGCTGCTTTTGTTAACTATAGCAAGATGGCTGTTAAGGCTTTTGCAGAAGATGACAAGGCAGCGCGAACCCTCACAAAGACCCTTGGCAACTTAGGGCTTGCATTTGCAAATACTGAGGTGCAA